ATGAGCGACCTTCTTTCTGCGGCTAGCCTTTTGATGGCTGTAATAGCCATCATTTATAGCCTTTGGTATCCCGAACTTACCGAGCAGCTAAGTATCTCTCCAAAGCCACACAAGGAAGATAACGCTGCAGCTTGTCAAACGGTCAAGATGGCTTTAATTAGCAAGGCGATACCTCTAAGTATTCTCGCATTACTAATCGCCCTGACATTTTTACCTGATGCAGTAAAAATTGCACTAGAGGCAATGTCTACTTATAAAATTCATGGCGCAGAATCTATAAAATTCTATAACGCAGTTAAAATGGCATATTTCTTAGTCTCTATTGTTTCAGCTGCGCTTGCATTTTACATAGTAGTGCTATTGGTAAAACTATTCAGTCTCTGGAGGAGTCTCTGTTAGTGGTTCATAACAAGGCGCTCATATCGTTCGCTTCGCTCACTGGTACGGGCAAAATCCCGGCTATTAATCAAACGTTATGCATTTAGGTAGACAAAATGAAATCTGAACATGGTCAAATCCAAGGTGATATTGAGATCAACTCTGAAATAGAAATGCACGGTCAATTTACGGGGCATGTTATCGTTGGCAATGGTGGTTATTTAATATTATTTGGTCAGGCAGCTCAATCACTAACTGTAGAGCTGGGTGCCGTAGTTGAAATATTGGGAATGGTTGTTGGTGATGTTATTAATAATGGTGGTAAGGTCAGTATTACCGGTACCATTATAGGTAAGGTAATTGAGCACGCTGGTGAAACAAATATTTCACCAAGCGCATCTATCGGGTAAAAGTGCGTACAAGACGCGCATACGCGCGCTGCTTAGCGTGGCGTTATGCTTAGGAAAAAAATGGAAAGATATCTTGAAGTAAACAATCAAAAATATTTGGTTGAGTATCCAGATAAATGCCCGATTTGCCATCGGCATAGTGAAATTCCTGTTATGCGCACATCTGTAGAACCAGATAGAAATGGCGTGCAGGTTGTCTTTCAATGTGCTTTCAGTGGATGTAAAAGTTATTTTATTGGCTATTATGGGCCAATACCTTCAAAAGAATTAAAAGCTCTGAAGCCTCAACGTTCCGAAGTTACTAGTATTCCTGAAACTATCCACAAGTTATCTCCATCATTTATTTCAATATATCAAGAGGCAGATGAGGCTAGTACTCATGGATTACATCAAATAGCGGGTCCTGGTTATAGAAAAGCATTTGAATTTTTAATTAAAGATTACGCGAAATCCTTAAAACCAAATGAGTCTGAACGTATCGAAAATATTTTTTCAGGTAATGTTGTAAATGAATTTATAACTGATCCCCGAATACAATCTGTTGCAAAAAGAGCATTGTGGTTGGGTAATGATGAAACACATTACCTAAAAAAATGGGTTGCTCACGATATAAATGATTTAAAAACTTTGATTAGGTTGGCAATAAACTGGGTTGAAATTGAGCAACTATCAAATAGTTATGAAAGAAATATGCCAGATAAAACGTAGCAAACTAAGGCAGCAGGACGCGGCAAAGCCGTGTCTCTGCTTAGAGGGTTACGCCGCTACCTTGCCCTTAGGGGCGAAGAACAGCGCAACGGGGCCATCTTCGGTGTCGTGAATACTCAGCAAGAATGAGCCGGCCTTGTCGCAAACGGGTTGCCAATCGCTGATATCGTTGTCGCCCTCGTCAAAGTAACGCTCGATCAGGTTTTCAGGCGCATCGAGTTCAAACCAAATCGCCACAAACTCGCCGCCTTGGCGTGCCGCCCATGCTTCACACTCCACACGGGTTACCCCTTCATCCCACTCGGGCAAATCTGGATGGGTCCAATAACCTTCTTCACGTTCTACAGTTGCTGCTTGTATCGACTTCATGCTGCTTCTCCTTTTATCCTGAGTTTTGATTCTGCGTTGAGTGCGAATACTTCGGCGTCGGCTTGGCCGAAGTCGCTGCACTCGATGGCGTTAAAAGACTTACAAATGCCCCAGCCGTGATAGTTGTTTGGGGTGTACTTCACTTCGATTTGTTGTTGATCGCACATCAAGGTGGAGTAGGGCTTAGATAGCGTGACCACGCCCGCTTTAGTGCTGAACGTATTCATGCCGCCTCCTTATTTTGGTTGTCGCTTGTTTGGCTGACAGGCGAATGGCAGGGCAGGCGCATTGGGTGATATCGGTACGAATACACTATGGTGCGGCTAATGCCCTTGGCTAAGTTGGTTAAGCCATTGCCCAATGCTTGCCAGTAGAGGCAATCTAACGCGCCGAGTGCCAGCGCGATTTTGATGCTGTCGCCCGTTGTTGCCTTGAGTAACAGGCTCAACTTATGGCTGCGGTAATGATTTAACAGATGGCGAAACGCCGCTGATTGAGTCATTTAGGCCACCTGCTTCGGTTGCAAAGGGGTTGTTAGCAAAGGGCTCGATTGCAGCTTGGCCCAGTCGATGGCTTTAATGGCCTCGACCGTGGCGGCGATTTGCTCTAGCTTCTTTTGTCCGCGCATAAAGTTCGACAGTTCAATACCGTGGCGAGCCGCCGCACGTTCGGCGGGCAGGGCGCTGGTGTAATGCAGTGTTAACGCGGCAATCACCTCGGGCGAACTAATGCGGGTAAGCGACAGCAATAACGCAACGCGCTCTTGTGATTCAAAGCCTGGGAGTAAGTGGTTCATGCTGCACCGCCTGTGGTACTGATCACCCTGAACTCGATAACCCACACCCACGGGTTGGCATCCCAATTTTCATAGATTGAGTTCCATAGGGACTTAAAAGCATGTTGTGGGTTTTTATACCAACGCCAATGAGGCGAGTGAGGCTTATGGCTTGAATGCTTTTCAACTCCGCCCCATTGTTGGTAAACGGAGCTATATTGCAAACCTTCGGCTTTTGCATCTTGCTCGCTGATATCATTTAGCCTTTCTACCCGAACGGCAGTGACTTCAAGCAGAATACGAGCGCAAGAACGAGGCATATGGATAGATGGTTTCCATTTGCTTTCGCCACTATCACCCGTTGCTTTGAATAGAACCGTTCCGTTAGCCGGACATGAGCAAGGCGATTCACTGCAACCACATTCATCAGATGAATTGAACTGTCGCCAAGTCTCACGAACATAAAGCTGATCACCAACCAAGCCAAATGGACTACTTACTTCATCAGAACACCAAAACTTGAATATTCCTTTTGATGTTTCTAGCGGGAGTCTTTCGCTTTGAACTTGAGCAGGATTAACCGTTCTCCGCGTCTGTGTTTTACGCCCATCAAGAATGGCGCGCACCATTTCGGTGTTGAAAATAATAGGGCGCTGTTTCATGCTTCACCTCTGTTCCACTCGTGCTCAGGGCTTGCATCCCAGTGACAATAATCAATGAAGTTTTCAAAGCGATCGCCGTACTCTAAATAGCGCTGATAACGCTGTTGTGCCTTTGTCTGTTTGCGGATCTTGCCAATGCCACCGTATTCAACCTCCCAAGTTGGGTGGCAATGACGAATAACGCCTGGCTTATCGTCGTCAAAATTAACGCCAAGGTGATGGCCGCAATTTTTGATTATCACGCCAGCGCGGCCATTCACTTTAACTAAGCGGCCTATTTCGGCTGGAACAGCGTAATGCTGTTTGATGTAGTCAAATTGACTCATGCTGATTTCCTTATCTTTTAACCAAGAAACGGTGCAGACCTTTGGCGGCACGAATGGCGACAGTGCGGTCGGTGGTAAACTTGCCACCGGGCAACATCCAACCCTCTTTAAACGCGATGATATGGCCAACGCCGATTTTGATATCGCTGTGTAGCGGTTTGTCATCAGTTAACATGCTGCTTTCCTTCTCTCGTCATCACACTCAGCCGAGCTAAGCTGCGGCTTCGCCGTTAAACACCACCAGATTGATGATGGGTTTCTTGGTTTTGGGGTTCACCTTGTCCGAAAGCTTGTGATAGCGAATATGCACATCGCGGTGGGCTTCTTGGGTCATGGCTAACACGATATATTGCTGGCACAGCGCGGGCGTCGATAACGAATGCGACAGGCGTTGTGGCTTCATGGTTTCAAACAAGTGCTGCGCCATATCATTCAACTTAGCTTGGTACTCGTCGGGGCTCAGTTGACGGCGGTTAGGGTGCGCGCCGACTGAGGTGCTGCACTTTTTGGCCGCTTGATTTTTCGCTAAGGTCATGGACACGCCGTAAACAAAAAACATAGATACCTCCCCACTGAGCCGCTGATTACGCTAAGTTGATTTGATCTTGTTTGGCGGCGTCGCGTTGCTTGTCGAGGTATTCGGCAAGGTCGGTGACATTGACCATCCAAGGCGCTTTGTTGCTGTTACCGGTGCGAAAGGCGGCTAAGGGCAAGCGGCCGGCTTTGGCATAGTTGGCCGCGGTACGCGGTTCGAGGCCAAAATACTCTTTGCTGATTTGATCCAGTGGCACTATCACTTTGTTGAACTGGGCCATAAGCAAAAACGCGGTGTTGATGCCATTCATGTTGGTTGCTCCGCTTGGGTGAGTTGCAGCGGATGCACGTTAGTGGCCGCCTGTTCGTTACGCCACACCATCACCTTGCCGTACAAACCTTGTTGGGGCTCGGTAAAGCGCAGGCAGAAGTTGAGCCCGAGTTCGCCCGTGTGGCGGATGAACTGGCGGTAAAACGCAGCGCTCGGGTGGTGATAGGCAAAATGCTTGACCAGCTCGACGCAACGGGCTTGCACCCGTGGGCAATCCATCGGGTCGGTGTGGCCCTTAGCCAGCGCCATCAAGCAGGCAAAACGTATTGCCACCAGTAGACGAAACTCATCGCGTTGCTTAGGTGTGGTGTGAACTTTCGCTAGAATCATTTCCTTGTCCTCGGTAGTGGGTACAGGCTTAAAGATAAGTTAACTTATCTTTATCGTCAATTAAAAAGATAACTTATTTTAAAGTGTTTTTGTTTTGATGGTTTTTTGAACGAGTGGTAATGTAGAGTAAGCAATTGAACTAAGGAGGGTTTATGGTCTTTTTTAGACGAATATATTTTATGCTAACGTTATCGGTTTTAGCTGCGCTGTCTTTTTCTCAATTTGTATTTGCTGAGATTTTCAAGTGTGAAATCGAGGGTAAGCTAGTGATGCAGGACATACCTTGTCCTGATGGCGTTGAGCAGTCATCCGTTGATGTGGTAATTAAGAATGATCATCCAAAGGTAGACCCGCACGCTTATGATGAAAGCCAATTCAGTGATTGGGAAAATGCATTGATTAAGGCTGGCAAGGTTGAGGTCGGCATGAGTATTGAGGCGTTAAGGCAAAGTTGGGGAAGCCCTCAAGATATCAATCGTTCAGCATATAGCCCTGAACAATGGGTATTTAAAGTTGGAATGCATAGCCAACGCTATGCGTATGTTCGTGATGGTAAAGTGGTGAATTGGCAGGATTAATGGTGAAAAGTGGTATTTGCTTTAGCCTATAACCTAAAAAACCCGCAAAATGCGGGTTTTTAGATTACGGTTTTGGGACCAAAATTTTGAATTATTAAAATATTTTTAAGGTTTCGTACTTACCGTAGTTATCCTAACTACGGTCCAGTAAATTCACTTCTATGCATATTAGCTCCTTACTACCTCCTAGCAGTTGGTTGTTGTACTAACTTCTATTTGTACAAACCAAGTTTAGAAGATTACTGACGATAGTGTCAACAAAACTACGTTTGGCTGTAGATAAATCGAGATAGGTTATTGCTTTGTAAAGTCGTTAAAATTTAGAGTAACTTTTTCGCCTGGCAAACAGGCATCAACTTCAAAGTTTTTGTTATCATTTGCTTGCAGAGTTATTTCCATATCTGCATCATTCGGAATACCTACTCTCAAAGAGATTACATAATCAGTTTCATTAAATATTGTAATACTTTGTTTTTCAGTGAATCTTGGTGGGTTAAAAGATACAACTTTAGATATTGGTTGCCAAATCCATGCGCTTGTTTGATACACCGCTTTTTGCTTTGGGGAAAGCTTTAACGAGAATGACTTATGATATTTTAAATTTGTTCCTAAAATCTGATGAGTGCCATTCAATTGATGTTCGGGTGCAGATTCTGCGTTATTTTCGACATGTTTGGTTATGGAAATATCATGTACTTCACCATTGATACCATTTTCAATGACGATTGGGTCGAGAGTCATTCCAAAAGACATTTCATCAGTTGCATATTCATGATTGTTATGGATGTTTTCAATTAAGCAGTGAGTTTTTGTAAGGATTTTTGCTGCTTTGTCAATTATTTGCCCATGTTCGTCTTTAATATCGATAACATCTTGAATTATAATTCTTCTTGTAGTTTTAGGACTGATACAAGCTAATGCTGAAATCCGTTGTTGAAGAAATGTACTCAAACGAGGTTTAGATTCTGCGCCCGGAAAAATGAAGTCAACTTTGGTTGCTAATTTTTCCTCTTCTGGTCGCCTCAAAGTTATTATTGTTAAAACAGCACCAACAAAGATGAAGAATACTAGACTGTCAAAGGCTGATGCGGCATAAGATATTGAGAAGTCAGAAGGGTGTTGACGGTTAGAAATGTGACTATCTAAAAACAAGATACCATTAAACCATATATCAGCATAAATCATCCACCAGGTTACCCAAATTATATAGGCAATTAATCCTATTATTGAGTATCGAAGCATTGGGTTTATCTTTAAAAATTTTTTTGAATTTAATTCCATTTATCAAAGCCTTTGTCCTGATTTTTGTTGTTAATTTGTTATATTAGTACGGAATACCAAAACACTTTGCCGATGATCTTGATGTGTTTTAGCTTTTCAGTATCCAGATGTTCATCTGGGTATTCGTCGAGGTTATAGCTGCGTAGGCGCAGTCCACCACCGGGGAGTTTGTAGAGCATTTTGACCCGCATCATGCCATCGTGGTTAATGGCATACATTTTACCGTCAACTATTTCGGTGGCAGAGGTATCCACGCCCACCGTTGAACCGTGGGGTAATACAGGCTCCATGCTGTTGCCATTCACTTTTACGCAGGCCGCATGATCTGTGTTTACGCCTTGGCGCTTAAGGCTGCTTTTGGCAAAACGGAGCTTAGGGCCTTTATACTCAACACCTTCTGTAATACCTTCGCCTGCCGATAGTTCAATATCCACGTAAAAGGGGATTTCGACTTCATCCTCACCCAGTGGACTATCGTTGTCCCATAGATCAAAACCGCCAGCCCATTCTGCATTCGATTCAGGTTTTACAGCGACTTGCCCATTTAGAAGCCAGCTGAGATCACATTTCAATGATTTCGCTAAAGCAAATAAATTTGCGCCCTTTGGGGCTGTCTCATCTTTTTCCCACTGAGTTACTGCAACAGCAGAAACCCCAACTAAAGCACCAAGTGCTTTTTGGGTGATACCTAATTCTTTACGCTTTTCGCGTATGCGCTGACCGAGTGTTTTCATGTAAGTGATCTTATCTTTTGTTGACATAAGTTTCCTTTCTTTCTATTGTGTAAGAAAACTTATTTGTTCAGTGTGGAGATCAACCCATGACAAAAGATGATGCCGTCAAATTTTATGGTTCTCAAACCAAGCTAGCTCAGGTTTTGAACATTAAACCTTCTGCAATTAGTCAATGGGGTGAAGATGTTCCTGCACTCCGTGCTTATCAAATCGAGCGCCTAACCGATGGCGCACTCAAAGTTAACCCCATCATTGTTTTAGATAACCCTGAGCCCGCGAGTGCGGCTTAGGTTCACTATAGTTTGAAGGAGGACAGTACACATGAAAACCCATTCACGTAAAAAAGATAGCCGCTTGAATTTGTTAATGAAAACGATTCATCGGGTGTTGGAGTTACCCAAGATGACACGCTTTGCGCTGGCGATTGATTTTGTTGCGGCGGTTGAGCGCCTTGGGCTGAGTGAGGTGTTAGCGGCGGAGGGCATTAGCTTTGCGAGCACTCAAGACGTGCATAACGATGCGCGGATTAATGCCCAAAAGCTGTTCCGTTGGCTCGGCCAATACGAGGGCCAACATCCGCAGGTGGATCGCTTGTTTCATGTTGAGCAAGCACTGGTGGCGGCGCTACCCGAGTATTTGCGGGTGCAGTATCTCAACGATGTGTTTGGTTGCACTGGGGTGACGGTCATTGCCGACCGCATGAATGACGGCCATGTGTTGCATGTGGCCGATATGGCGGCGTCGCTCACCAAAGAGAACGCCGAGGCGCAAGTGGCGGTGATCCATTTAGGTGCAGCACCGAAGCGCGAGCAGTTAGTGGCGGCGCACCGCGAGTTAAAAGAGTCGGCGGCGACCACGCAAGCGAGCATGGCGGCGTTAGAGCTGGCGTATCCGTATTTAGCGAGTCACGGCGGTAAGGCGGCGCAATACGCGGCCGAGAAGTGATTGGCATGTTGATTAGCGGTAAAGATAAGAAAGCCCGCTAGAGCTGTGGAGGCAGCGGGCTTAATACCTAAGTTAGGCAACAGCATGTTACGTAAGCATGGGCTTTGGGTCAATTGTCGGCCTTGATACCACGGCTTTAAGGCATGCAAGGGGGCGGTATGTTTGATCCTGAATGTTTAATCTGTTGTTTGGAGGGCTGCGCCGCGTGTTCGGTGCATGGCGATGTTGCGAATCGTGATGATGAACCTGTTACGCCAGCGTTTGCGGATTATATGCGGCGAGAGGATGAAGCGGCCGATCCAAAGGTCGCGTTATTGGTTGCTCAAGCTAACGTGCTGATGATGCAGGCGGCAGCCTTGAGTAAAAACACCTTACCCATGTGCCAAGTCGATTTGCGGCGCGAGTTAGCGACTTTTTACGGTTTTAGCACCTTGGATAATTTTAGCCGTGCGCAAGTGTGGCGAATTGTTGAGCTGTTGCGAACGCAACCCGAGTTAGAGGCGTTAGATAACGTCAGCTTAGTGGAGATCGCCAACAAAGTGGTGAGTCGGGTGATTTTAGGTGATGAAGGCACCTTGATGTTACCGCGGGTGTGTGTGGATTGGTTTTTAGCTTATTTGCAGATGGAAGAAATGCGCGCCGAGCGTTCGATTGAGGTGACGCGGATTGACCCCGTTAATCAGGCCAAGCATATCAAGCGGCGCGATATTTATAGCCAGTTACGCACTAATTTGGCGCGGGATATTTATCACTTGGATGGCTGAGTATTGATGATGTGACAAAACATAAAGGGTTGAAGTTGAAATAAGAAAGCCCGCAAAAGTTTGGCGACAGGCGCGGGCTTAATACCTAAGAGAGGCGATTACATGTTACGTATACATGATGATTTCGTCAATTTTGTGCTGGCTGTCGCGCAGTTAGGCGGTGGCTTATGAGCATGGAATTGATGGTAAAAGCGATGAAGGCCAAGGTGGGTAATCCACTGCGTAAGCTAGTGTTGATTAAGCTGGCCGACAACGCGAACGATAATGGTGAATGTTGGCCGAGCCATCAGCATATTGCTGATCAGTGCGAGATTGGTCATAGCACAGTGAGAAAGCATATTGCGGCCTTGGTTGATATGGGCTTTGTGACGATTAAAAATCGTAAGGGACCTAAGGGAAATTTAACCAATATTTACACGATTTCAATCTGCTACGAGGTAGCACCCCCTGTGCTAGCAGATAGCACCGAAGGGGTGCCACCAGATAGCATAGGTATGCCACCAGATAGCACACCCCCTGTGCCACCAGATAGCACCGGAATCTATCACTCTTTTGAACCTATCAATGAATCTTTAAAAGATAGTTGTCCAGCAACGAGTGCTAAGTCGGTTTTCAATGCGTTTTTTAAAGCCTACCCAGCCCATCGCAAAGGCGGGGCGGATTCGGCTGCGTGGAAAGCGTGGAAGGGTGAAAAGTTGACCGATGCCGATTGTGTGCTGGCGGTGACGTGGTTGAAGGAGGCTGCGGCGCTGGATGCCAGTTGGGGCTTTAGCGCTAATGGCCAGTTTGTGTTGGGTATTACCAAGTTTATCCGCGAACGCCATTGGCTAACGCCGTTGCCAAGACCGATAGCAACTGCCGTTGGGCAAGTGGATTGGCGCCATGCGGTGTACGACCCAGAGGACCCTTTGATATGACTGCCAAGCAAAATACGAGCATGAAATCACTGCAAACCTTAATCCGCCAGCCGCTGGTTGGGCAGGGCGCGCGGGTGGCGCAACCTGAGCCGACGGCAATGGACATGGCGATTGTGGACAGCGTGTTTAGCAAGTTGCGGGTGTTGTTCCCTGTGAGTGCGCCGCGGCCTGAGGACGAAGCGACCCACAAAGGCGAGTGGCTTAAAACCTTGGCGGCGCAGGGGATTGCGAGCCGCGAGCAAGTGCAAGCTGGGCTGAATCGCGCTAGACGTGAGCAGGGCGATAGGCAGTTTTGGCCGACACCGCGCCAGTTTGCTTTGTGGTGCCAACCCACGGCCTGTGATTTAGGGCTGCCCAAGTTGGAAGCCGCGTTCAAGGAGGCAACCCGCCATTACCATCACCCTGACAAGCATTCGTGGAGCCATGATGTGGTGCGCCTAGCAGTGCGTGAAACGGGCAGTTGGATGTTTGCGACTGGGCTCGAAAAGGATGTGTTGATGACCTTTGAGCGCAATTACAAAGTGTTATGCAGGCGCTTTAGCCGTGGCGAGTTGACCGATGTTGAGTTGCCAAAGGCATTACCTGAAACAGTGACGCGGCCGACTGAGGCGGCCAAGGCGAAATCGATTATTGCCAATTTACGGGCAAACCTAGGGCTTAAGGGGGCAAACGATGGCTGCTAGCGGGGTTGAGGTGGGTAAGTTGAACGATGCAGCGCTGCGCCGTTGGTTACGTGGCGGTTTGACGCGGGACTTTAGGGACCCGCAGTTTCCTGAGCTGCGTTTACGGGCGACGGCGGATAGGACGAAGGCGAGTGTGCATTTGGTGATTAATGAGGGTGATAAAACGGTTTGGAAGAAGCAAGGCGTGTGGCCGAGCATGTGCATTAAGACGTTTTTAGCGGATTTACCTGTGATGCTGGCTAAGCGCAGTGCGGGCGCGGATGTGTTGCGCGGTGAGTTTGCGACTGTGACTGATTTGCTGTTGTGGTATGGGGATTATTTGGATGGTAATACGACGTTAAGCCCGAGCTGGCGCGATAACTGTAGGTCGATTATGCGTAAGCAGTTGTTGCCTAAGTTGGGTGATGTGGCTTTGGCTGAGTTGTCGTTTTTGGTGGTGGATAGTGCGTTGGTGAAGCTGATGCTGAATGAGGGTTATGCGCCGCATTATATTCGTTTGAGTGTGAATGTGCTTAAGCGGGCGTTGAGTTTGGCGGCGGATTTTAGATTGTTATTGCTTAATCCTCTGATGGGTTATCGAGTGACGATGAGTTTAACCTTATCACCTAAGCCTGATACGCGCTTGATGGAGTCTGACTTAGGGCCGTTGTTTGTGGCGTTGCGGGATGCATTTATGCCGGTGGCGATGTTGTTTATGTTGATGCTGATGTTCGGCACGCGCATTGGGGAAACCCGTTTGGCACGATGGGAGCATTTTGCGGGTGAGTTTTGGTTTATTCCTGCGGCGAACGCGAAGAACCGCCAAGAGCACCGGCTACCGTTAACCCCTACGGCTAAGGCGTTGATCCAACATTATTTGCAGTGGCAGCTTAAAAATGTGGGTAAGCGGGCGTTTTTGTTTGCGGGTGATGTTGGTGCGATTAGCCAGCGCACTGCGCATTATTGGAGTGAGACGATTCGGTTTAAGGAGTTTACTTCGCATGATTTGCGTAAGCTTTGCCGGACGATTATCCAAGACATGGGCGTGGATACTATGGTGGGTGAGCGGTTGCTTAATCATGCCTTGCCTGTGCTTTTGCGTACCTATGTTCATTCGACTTTGGATAAGGGCATGTTGAGTGCGCTTGATGCGTATCACGCGCATTTAATTTCGCTCGGTTTTAGTGAGGTTGCGCCCGAGATAATCCCTAGATCGTCTGCGAATGTTGGGAGCACTCAAACCCTTGGTGCGAGTGGGTGGCTGTGATGATCGTTGCATCAGCCTTACAAGAGTATGCAATGGCACAAATTAAGGTGGTTTTATGAGTCATCCAGCTGCAAAAATTCTAAAAACAGGCAGGGCGATTAAGGGGCTTTCTCAGGACGAAGTGGCGGCGTTTTACGGGATAAGCCGCCGAACGTATCAGCGTTGGGAGAATGGCAAGAGTAACGTGCCTTATAACCACCTGCGCTCAATAGTTGATGATGTATTCCATTTATCGATAGAGCAGATCACGGAGGTGGCGAATGCGAGTATGTGATGCGCAAGAGCAGGTTATTAACATGAAAGCCCTGCGTGCTGGGCTCAATGCCTGGGGGCGCTATTGGGCGTTCCAAGAACTCGGTAAAGGTTTCACTAATCGCAGTGCTTGCGATAAGTTAGGTGAGGTGCAGGTTTATGGATGTGCGTTGGTTAGGGAGTTGAGCGTTCCTAAGCAGGTGGTCCAGTTCGATAGGATGATTGAGCGGTTATCGCCAAACTGTATTCGGGCGATTCGTACCTGTTACGTGTGCAAAGGCCAGTGGGCATTGATGGGGTTCGAAAGTAAGAAGTCGTATGTGTATTGGTTGAGAAGAGCAGAGATTCAATTAGCAAAGTGAGGTGGGTGATGGTGAAGATAAATGATGATGACTTGATGCAAAAAATATGGCAATTGCAAATAAAGAAAACTGCTAAAGGTGTTTTGCAAAGATATGTCGGGGGTACTCATGGAGTGATTAACAATGACAATGATTTCATGCTGTCTGCCGTTGATATTCATGTGTCAGATCGTCAGCAAATTACATGCAAAATTGGCAAGCAGCAAATGCTCAAACGCATTCGCGAGTTAGTCGAGAGTAAAAGATTAATGTGGTTGCTTAACGAACTAACATTCTCCATTGCTGAGAAACACAAGGTGGTCTCTTTATTCAATGATGCTAGAAAGGCTTGGTTAGATTTAGGAGTGCCGACAGGAGAAGAGAATGGGCGCTGTCTATCAATTAAAATCGATGACTTTGACAGTAAATTAGCTCAAGTACAAAGACTACTTTTAGATAAATACTTAGTGAGGAGAGGTTCGTAAGTATGAGCATGTATTTTCTGTTCGGTGATATTGAAACTGGTGGGCTGAACGGCCGCTTAGACAATGGGATGCTGGGTATGGAGTATTACCCTATCTTTGAGCTGGCCTTTATCGTGACTGATAGTGAGTTAAACCAAGTGGGTGAAGCGCTGCACATTGTTGTGCATCAAGACGATGAACACATTGCAAGGTCACATGAGTGGGCGATAGATGTGCATACCAAGAGTGGGTTGTTAGTTGCTGTTCGTGCCTCATCAGTATCGTTAGCACAGGCTGAGCAGATGGTTATCGAACACCTGAAAGCACTGGGAATACCTAAGCATGACCGTAAAGCTAAGACTGGTGTGGTGTTTGCTGGTAACTCAATCATGCTTGATCGTTCGTTTATCATGTGCCAAATGCCTGAGCTTCATGAGTACATGCATTACAGACAGCTAGACATATCAGCATTAGGGCTCGCAGCTAGAGCTTGGGCGCCTGAGGTTGAGCGTAATGCGATTAAGGCTAAGCAGTATCAGCATGAAGCCTTAGCCGATATTCGGGAGTCGATAGCAGAACTCAAGTACTATCGCGACGAGTTGTTTGGTTGTGAAATATCATCTTTGTCAATAGGTTAGGCGCGGCTTGTTCAAATGAGAATGGCTATCATCAGAGCTAGATGCGACCTATTATCATCACGGGTCCTTCCGGCTGCCTTCACTGCGGGGGCAGTGACGCGCAATGCTTCACTACATATGAGAATTTTGGGGAGGTTGGTTGTTGTTTTATGAGCCCCCTAAAACACCCTTCCAACACTCGCTTAGAAATCCCTACTAACCAATTGATATTTTGTTAGAAATTGTTTGTAATGCATGTGCTGTTATTAGCAGATCGACAGGGATCTAATATACCAACTTTTGATCCTATAAGTGCGTAGAACAAACATACAGAGGTTTTGAATGCCAAATGCTGCCATACCAGAGGCCATTACTTGGCTAAGTCCAACTACGATGTTCGCTATCCTTGCTGCGTTTGTCACAGTTGCTAAGCTAATTTCTTATCTTCATTTTGAAAGACATAAGTTTAATCATAAAAATCTTGAAATAGCTCAGTCCAGTTTGAGTGCCAATCTTCATAAACCAAGTCTGAAGCAAAGATTCCTCACGGAGCATGTTTTTAGCTTGATGTATCGATGTAAGCTCACTTACGACGAGATCAACGTTTTGCTAAGGTATTCAAATCCGAGCCGTGCATTCGAACTTTTTGTGAAGGGAAAGGCTTATTTAAAACTATCTAATAATCTGAATTCGATAACTCTTAATGGACGTTATTGGTCACTACCTATTTGGAAGTGGGAGGTGTATACAAGAGATTTATTGCTTCTCTCGTGTTATGTGATTTTTGGCATTATAGGGACATATGCCATAGCTCCTTTCGTTTATGTTTATGATGACGGCAGCTGGTTTACTGTGCCTAAGCTCTTTGAGTCGTATGGTTTGATTGGAATCATGTGGGCATCATTGAGTATTTTGGGTTCGTTCATTTTCTGGATATTTGCATTCAAGTCAATAACTTCAATTGGCAATATGAGCGCAGCTTTTAGATTGGTCGAAATTGAGCGTAAATCACTTAAGTGATAAGTAAAACAATAAATCCTCTGTGATTAAGTTTTCACGTATCACATATTTACAAATTCCGAAACGACACTTTTGTCGCTTTTAGCGACACTTTTGGCGCTTTCAAGGCCCTTAAAATCGAGTATATTTGTATACGCTTGCTAAGGTTACATTTATTCAGTCGCACGTTATTTGTCTGCCAAGGGCTCCTTTTAGGGGCCCTTTTTATTTGGCGCTATTTCTTGTTCGCAAACATCCAAATAGCTGTTCGTTAGCTAACCCCCCCCGCTGAAAAAAAGCGGCCGCTGCAATGGTGGTCGTGGTGGGTATGTGTTGCCGTGGTGTTTGACATGATCGCTACGGACGTTGAAAGACACTAAAAACATCAGCTGTTAGAGGCGGCTTACCTCACCGTTGATCTAACCGTTGGCCGCGCTAAGGCTAACCTCATTTTAAAGGAGACTGACCTATGTCATTAAAGCAAAAGCTCGTGGCACTGGGGCTTTCTTCTGCTGTCGCGCTGGCTGGGGCTAATTTGATAGCTCCCACCGAAGCGCCGAATGGCGAGCCCGTTCTGCACACCTATCTTGATCCGGTGGAAGTTATCACTGCCTGCTTTGGCCACACTGACCCCGAGCTTGAGATCAACCAGTTTTTTAGCGAGCAGCAATGCATTGAAATGTTCGCCAAGGATTTAGGTAAAGCCGATCGGCAGCTGCGGCGGCTAACGTATCCGGTGCAACTTACTGAAGGTGAACACGCTGCTTATCTCAGTCTGATTTATAACTTTGGTGCGGGTAATTTTCAAACCTCCACTTTGCGCAAATTGTTACTCCGCGGCGAACGGGTGGCAGCGTGCCACCAACTCACCGAAGCCTGCGGAAAAAAGGGCTGTAATGGGTTTGTCTATGCGCGTGACATCAAGTTACCTGGCTTAGTCGAACGCCGCAAAAAAGAACGTAAAATCTGCTTAAAGGATTTATATGTGGAACAAAATCATTAATGCCACTGGCTCGCTGCACCTGCATTTAATCGCAGCGCTCATCATAGTGATAACGCTACTTGGCCTTAGCCTTACCGCTGTTAAAGCTGATCTCGCGTTAAAAAACTCGCAGATTGAAACGGCCGCCGTTAACCAGCGAATGCTGCAAGATGATCTCACCGTCGTTACCGATGAACTGCAAGCGCAGGTAATTGAACGTGACAGGCTCGCTAAGGATTACGCCTTTGCCTTAGCGCTCAATGAACAAACCGCTAAAGCTAAGGCTGAGATTGATCGCCAGCTTGCAGATCAGCGAGAAGCCATTAAAAAACTAAGGACCTCAGCCAATGAACAAACCCGAAGTTGGGCTAATACTGCTGTGCCTGATGATGTTAAGCGGCTGCTCAAGCACGCCGCCTATTGCGCGCACCGTAGTCACCAAGCAGACCCAATATGTGTTACCGCCGCAATCATTAATGAGCCAGTGCCTGCCAGCCGAATGTAGCTCAGACGCTAATGCCGATCTGCCCGATTGCATCATTCAACTTTTAGCCGTGATCACCAAGTGTGATACCGATTTGCATAACATCGAAACATGGCGAACGGAAAAACAGCATGAACAATCCATACATTAATGATGTTGCCACCCAAAAAGGGTTTACGTTGAGTGCCTATATATCGTCACTAATGAGCACATTGGGAGGTGCCTTTACTATGGATAAAGTGGCGATGTTAATTGGCTTACTGCTCGCCTTCCTCACTTTTTTGGGCAACATTGCTTATCAAGAGTTTCGCCGTCAACGTGAGTGTCGCCAAGAACTAAAAGACGAAAAGCGCAAACAAGAACTTCACGCCGCCGACATGCAACTGAAAGCCGCCCTGCTAAAACAAGTGGAGCATCCTAATGGCCCGCATTCAACCATCACCACCCGAGCCTGTTCTACTGAGTAAAACCGACCTATGCAAAAGCCTTGAGATCAGCACCCAAGCGTTTGATAAGTGGGACGTGCCAGTGCACAGCAAGCTCGGTCGCGTGTGTTTATACAAAATGGCCGATGTGGTGGGTAACAGACTTGCCAACGAGCGCAAAAAAACCATCACTAAACCCGATGAAGATGATCCCGATAAGCCAGATATGGACTACGAACGCTGGCGCTTAATCCGAGCCCAAGCAGTTGGGCAGGAGATTAAAAACGAAAAAGACCTCAAAGAAGTGGTCGAAGTTAATTTTGCTACCTTTGTGCTAAATCGCATTGCTGCGCAAATTGCCCCAGTGCTCGATCAAATACACATACGGGTAAAACGCAAATTCCCCGACATTCCAGAACGCACAATCGACGCTATCAAAGCGGAGGTGATTAAAAGCCAAAACACCGCCGCCGATCTTGCGGAGGGCATTGAGGGTTTATTAGATGAGTATATCGGCCGCGCAGATTAAAAATCTGAAAGCCGCCGTTGCTGCTGGGCTGCGTTCGTTCTATCGCCCACCCATGCTCACCTGTTCTGAATATGCCGACGAGCACTTTTACATGTCGTCGGAGTCCTCTTACACCGAGGGTAAGTGGGAAAGTTTACCGTTTCAAATTGGCATTCTTAATGCCATGGGTAACGACCAAATCAGCACGCTTAACTTAATGAAGTCAGCGCGTGTTGGTTACACCAAAATGCTGATGGCTAACGCTGCTTACAAGATTGAGCACAAAAAGCGTAACGTGCTTATCTATCAACCTCGTGATGGTCAAGCCAAAACCTTCATGAAAAAGCACGTTGAAACGGCGATTCGTGATATCCCTGTTTGGCGATCGCTTGCGCCTTGGATGGGGCGCAAGCATAAAGACAGCACGCTAGAAGATAAGATTTTCACCAACGGCAAAACGCTGATGGTGCGCGGTGGTACAGCTGCAGCGAACTATCGCGAAATCTCCACCGATGATGTGATCTACGATGAGCTAGCGGGTTTTGATGAATCCATCGAGCACGAAGGTAACGCCACATCGCTCGGTGATACCCGTATCGAACTGTCGATGTTTCCTAAGTCGATTCGCGGTTCAACGCCTAAAGTGCTCGGTACCTGCCAGATTGAAAAAGCCTGCAGCGAATCACCGCACTATTTTAGGTTCAACTTGCCTTGCCCACACTGCGACGAACTGCAGGATTTAAAGTGGGGCGGCCCCGAAGAACCCTTTGGTATTAAGTGGCATAAAAATGCCAAGGGCGAGCATGACCCAAGCACAGCATATTACCTATGCGAGCACTGTGGTTGCTGCATCGAAAACAATCAGCTCGACGATATGGAGCTGCACCCAAGCGCGATTTGGATATGCGAAAACACCGGCATCCGCACTAAAGACTTTTTAGACTTTTATGATGCCGACGGAAACGACATCACCACGCCGCCCAATATCTCGATTCATATCTGGTCGGCCTATAACTCGCTCAACAGCTGGGCGAAACTGGTTACTGAGTTCTTTAAAGCCAAAGGCGATAAAGAAAAGCTGCAGACTTTCGTCAACACTAAGTTAGGCCAGCCATGGGATAACGACAACGGCGAACGCTTAGAGTGGGAAGAATTAGCGAAGCGCCGCGAAATGTACCCGAGTGGCAAAGTACCTAACTGGGTGGTGTATTTAACGGCAGGTATCGACACCCAAGATAACCGTTACGAAGGCCGTGTTTGGGGCTGGGGTGCGGGTAAAGAGGCGGCGCTAATTGACCGCTTTATTCTCCATGGTGATCCCGCTGATCAAGTGCTTAAAGACAAAGTGGCTGAGCGTATTGCGCAAAGCTATGCCCGTGCCGATGGCGTTGTACTCAATATTGGCGTAGTGGGTTGGGACTCTGGCGGCCACTACACCGATGACGTTTACGCCATGAGTAAAAAGCTTGGGCTAATGCGGGTTATACCCATTAGAGGTGCCAACGTTTACGGCAAGCCGATCGCCAACTTCCCCCGTAAGCGAACCGCCAAAGGTGTTTACTTAACGGAGGTCGGTACCGACAACGCCAAAGAGCTGTTGATGTCGATGTTGCGAATTGCCCCTGATGTTGATGTGCGCAAGCCAGGTGCGATTCACTTTCCGCTAAACGAAGCGGTATGTGATGACGTTGAGCTGCAACAGCTCACCAGTGAACGCAAGGTGCCGGTGCGCCAAAACGGGCGGATCATCTATAAATGGGACAACCAAAAGCGCCGCAACGAAGCGCTAGATTGTTTCGTTTACGCCTTAGCCGCGCTGTATATCGCGATAGATAAATTCGGCATCAATCTCGACAAGCTTTCACAAGTTACCCCGATCGCCATATCAAGCGACCAACCCAAAGAACCAAAACCCAAAGCCGTAAAACAGGCCAATGCAAATGCTGCTTACCTAAACGGTGGCGGTGGTGGCAGTTCTGGCGGTTGGCTGTAGTTAATGCCAATAAAGCCAAGGATAACAGCATGACCCAAACCCAATGCCAACAGATGATCGATGCGTACTTTCAGGCCGAGCTTGATGTGTTAGCAGGCAAGCAAACCACGATCAACGGCAAAACAATGACCACCGAGGACCTAGGCGAAATTCGCAAAGGTCGGCTTGAGTGGGAGCGCCGATTAAGTGCCTTTAGCCGCCCACAGGGTGGCGTCAAGTTAGCCAGCTTTAACTAATCAAGCCGCATTAATAAGGCACTTCTAAAAATATAAGTCGGAGCAACACATGAGCATTATCAATGATGCGCTGGCGATATTTGCCCCGCGTTTAGCATTACAGCGTGAAGCGGCCGCAATGAGCTACCGCAACCTGAAAGGGTATGAAGCCGCCAGCCCAAGCCGCACGCATCGCGCTAAAAAGGAAAGTCGCGGCGCCAACCAAGCGGTATTTGCGGCAGGTAAAAGCCTGCGTGAGCAAGCGCGCTGGTTAGATGAAAATCATGATCTCAGCATTGGCATTCTCGACCGCATGGAAGAACGGGTGATCGGTGCCCAAGGGATTGTGGTCGAACCGCAGCCGCGCAGTATTAGCGGTGAAATCCTTGATGACTTAGCCAACGATATTCAACGCCGTTTCGGAGCATGGTCGCTTAAGTGTGACGTTACTGGCCGCTTTAGTCGCCCTGAATTAGAACGCTTGGTGTTACGTAGCGCCCTGCGTGATGGTGATGTGTTCGGCCAGCATGTGATGGGTAAAGTGGCTAAGTTCGGCCACCCAAATGAGCAAGGCACTCAATACAGTATTGAAGCCTTAGAAGCAGACTTTATCCCCTACGAGTTAAACGAACCAGCAAAGCGGGTACGGCAAGGGCTTGAGGTTAACGGCTGGGGCCAAGTAGTTAACTATCACGTATTGCTCGATCACCCTGCGGATCAAGTTGGCTTTCGCTACAAAACCAAAGTGATACCCGCATCGAGCATGATGCACTTAGGCTTATTTAAACGCTTGCACCAGCTGCGTGGCGCTTCGTTATTCCACGGCATTTTAACCCGCCTTGGCGATATTAAAGACTATGAAGAATCCGAGCGAGTCGCCGCAAGGATTGCCGCCGCGCTGGCGTTTTACATCAAGCGCGGCGATGCCGCCATGTTTGTTCCTGACTCAAGTGGTGAATCGTCAAGCCGCGAAATCCCCATTGCACCTGGCATGACCTTCGATGATCTCAAGCCCGGTGAAGATGTGGGCATGATTGAATCAAACCGCCCTAATGTGCACTTAGTTGATTTTCGTAACGGCCAATTAAAAGCCGCCGCAGCTGGTACCCGTGGCAGCTATTCCAGCATTGCCCGTGACTACAAAGGCAGTTATTCAAGCCAGCGCCAAGAGCTGGTTGAGCAAGACGAATCCAACCGCATTATGCAGCAGTGGTTTTGTGCTGGCTGGTCGCGGCCTGTGTTCCGTAATTTTCTCAAAATGGAAATGCACAACAAGCAGGACCCGTTAGTGCTACCGCCTGATCTCGACATGCGCACTTTATTTGATGCCGTGTACTACGGGCCCACAATGCCATGGATTGACCCACGCAAAGAGGCCGAAGGCTGGGAAATGATGATCGCTGCCAACGTCGCAACCGAGGCCGATTGGACTCGCGCCCGTGGCCGTAATCCTGCAGAAGTAAAACGCCAGCGTAAGCGTGAGGTGGATTACAACCGCGAAAACAACATGGTCACGGCCAATGACCCCGACCCCTCGCTAGGAGATCCTAACAGTGAAAAAGACCCCAATAGCATCAGCAATGCTAAGCGCAATGCTGCCAAGCGGAGCGCTGAGCGTGCCCGTCGCAACGCTGAACCAGAGTAATAAACCCGCCAATAGCTGGTATAGCCTCAAAGCCCAAAACGGTAATGCCGAGTTAATGATCTATGACGAGATTGGCGGCTGGGGCATTAGTGCGCAACAGTTCGCCCGTGATCTACAGGCCCTAGGCAAAGTGGGCACCATTACCGCCCGTATTCATTCGCCAGGCGGCGATGTATTCGAAGGTATGGCGATTTACAACATGATCAAAGGCCACCCAGCGCACAAAGTTTGCTACATCGATGGCCTTGCAGCTTCGATGGCCAGTGTGATTGCCATGGCTTTTGATGAAGTCATCATGCCTGAAAACGCCATGATGATGGTGCATAAGCCTTGGGGCGGAACTCTCGGTGATGCCGAAGATATGCGCAAATACGCCGACTTGCTCGATAAGGTTGAAGGCAATTTAGTGAGCGCCTACCAACACAAAACAGGCTTGTCAGAAGATGAACTCCACGCTCTGTTAGCCGCTGAAACTTGGCTAACTGGGCGCGAAGCAGTGGAAAAAGGTTTTGCCAACACCCTCACCGATCCGCTGCAAATGGCGGCATCACTTAATTCAAAACGTCTTAAGGATTTTACTAATATGCCTGAAGCTCTCAAAAACCTGTTTGCACCGCAGGGTAACAGTGCTCCCAACCCACTCGTGCCAGCACCAGCTGCACCTAATGCTCAGTTGCCTGCGCCTGCAGCAACACAACCTGATACCACAGCTATTCAAGCGGCAGCAATTGCGTTTAATACTGAGCGTATGAACGGTATCAATGCGGCATTTGCTTTCTTTCCTGAGTTAGCAGAGTTACGTAATCAGTGTATTGCCGATGCCAACATCAATGCTGATAAAGCCAAAGACATGATCTTGGCAAAGTTGGGTGAGAACACTACGCCGTGCGCTGTGCAGCCTAAAAGTGTCATTATTCATGCCAGCAACGGTAACATCGTGGGTGATTCAATTCGTGCTCAGTTAATGGCGCGTTCCGGCCATACAAAAGCTGAAGCTAGCAACAACTATTCGAGCTACTCCATGCTTGAGTTGGCACGCGCCTCACTGTTAGATCGCGGTATCGGCTGCGCTGGATTCAACAAAATGGAGATGGTCGGCTTAGCCTTTACCCACAGCTCAAGCGACTTTGGCAACATTCTGTTAGATGTAGCTAATAAATCAGTGTTAATGGGCTGGGAAACCGCCGAAGAAACCTTCGAGCGTTGGACCAAGAAAGGCCAGTTAGGCAACTTTAATATCGCCAAACGTATCGGCCTTGGTGACTTTAATAGCCTGCGCCAAGTACGTGAAGGTGCGGAATACAAGTACGTCACCGTTGGCGACCATGCGCAACAAATCGCGCTAGCTACCTATGGCGAGTTGTTCAGCATTACCCGTCAGGCCATTATCAACGACGATATGAGTATGTTGACTGATATCCCAATGAAAATGGGCTTTGCCGCCAAAGGCACCATTGGCGATTTGGTATATGCGGTATTAACCAAAAACCCCGCAATGGCTGATGGCAAAACGCTGTTCCATAATGAACACGGCAACTTAGGTTCCGGTGCGCCAAGTGTGGCGGCTCTCGATGCCAATCGCATGTTAATGCGTAAGCAAAAATCGGGTAATCGCCACCTGAATATTCGCCCTGAGTTTGTACTGTGCCCTGTAGCGCTTGAAACCACGTTTAACCAGATCATTAAGTCCAGTTCTGTTAAAGGTGCCGATGTGAATTCAGGTATTGCTAACCCAATCCAAAACTTTGCCGAAGTGATTGCTGAGCCTCGTTTAGATGATAACAGCGCGGTGCAGTGGTTCCTTTCTGCGGGTCAAGGCCGCGACACCATTGAGGTGGCTTACCTTGATGGCATCGACACGCCTTACATTGAGCAGCAACAGGGCTTCACTATCGACGGCGTAGCCACCAAGGTGCGTATCGATGCGGGTGTGGCGCCGCTTGATTACCGTGGTTTGGTGAAATCAACAGGCGTTTAAAGAGCGCTAAACCGACATAAATGGGCTATCAAACGATAGCCCTTTTTTATTCAGTTTTGTTTTTAAGCAGGAACACTCTCATGAAAAATTATGTACAAGATGGCAAGACCATCAGCTTTACGCCCACCGCCGCGGTTGCCAGTGGTGAAGCGGTATTACTGGCCACATTGTTAGTTGTGGCGATTGGCGCCATTGCCGCCGATACCGAAGGTACAGGTGTAACTGAAGGCGTGTTTGAACTCCCTAAAAAATCCACAGATGTGCTCGCAGTTGGCGCAGCCGTGTATTGGGACGACACCGCTAATGAAATCACATCACTCGCCACGGGCAATACCTTAGCTGGCAAAGTATGGGCTGCTGCGGCAAATCCATCTACCAGCGTCTGGGTGAAGATCAATGCCTAACGTTGGCAACCACTTTGCCGAACGCGTGCGGGGTAAAATGGTGCGGCTGTTTCAGCGTTTGGCTGATCCGTGCCTTTTTACCCCAAGCGATGGCTCCGCGCCATTTACTCGCCTGGTGAGTTTGGATGATAACGGCGCTGAAATTGCGGCCTCGTCTAATGAATATGTTCCCGAGCTAATCAGTCGTGCCGAGTTTTTACAGTCTGAAGGGGCGGTAAATTCTGGTGATGAGTTTGCGATAGGTGAAGGCATTAGCGTCCAGCAAGGACGGCTCACCCAAAGGGTAAGCATGGATTCAGTCAGCGTAACCTTTATCTATATTCCGCTAGAGGCCTAGCTAATGGCACGCATAAAGATTGCAGGCATGCAGGCGGTAACAAAGGAACTTAACCGCATCCGTGATGCACAAGCGCCAGCGATTAATCGGGCGATTGAGGACTCGGTAAAGTTTGGTGAAAAAGCGGCAGTCGATGCCATTTTTGCCCGTTATGGCTTCCGCTCCCGCAGTTACATTGAGCAGCATCTGTCTGTCAGTTTTGACCCACGCAGTTTAAAAGGGTTTATCACCGCTCGTTATCGTGCCAGCACATTAACCCGTTTTGCCAGAGCCTTAACCCGCACCGGAAAGAACGGCGGCTCTCGGCCTGACGGTCACATGATCAGTGCGCTGCGAAATCAACCTACATGGTTTAAAGGCACCTTTACCTTGATTGGCCGCAATGGCAATCAAATCATGTTCCAACGCCACAAAGGTGATAACAGTTGGCGCAAGCTTAAAGGACAAAAAACGATGTACGGCCCTTCAGTGGCAGGCAGTTTTAGCAAGATCCGCGACGATATTGAGCCGCCGATTATTGCTCATCTGCGAAATAAATATGGCCAGTACGCTAATCGTTAATGCCTAAAGGATAAATACCGAAAGGACAGTCCCATGATCCAAGCAATTTTAGACCGCCTTGCGCTGGTTGACGGCGCCACTGTGCGCGAAGGTTTTTATGTGCAATCAGTCGCATCTGAAAAGAAGTTTATCTTTTTGCAGCCATTCACTGATGAAGCTCGTTCGGTAAATGGTCGCGATAATTATCGTGATGATTTGGTGCTGCAAGTGGTAGCGGGTATCAATCTAACCAAGTCAACCAACCCGACAGCCGATCTCATTAACTTGGTTCGCGCCATTCGCAGTACGTTTTATAAAGATGAACGTAATACCGAGAAACCCAGTTGGTTGCCCTCGGTGATCAGCTTTAAAGAGTCTGAGCCCTGCAAGTACATCATGCCCGAAGCCCATGAAAAACATGGCTTAGCGGTTATCACCCTATCCCTTGTTAATACCGTTAAATTTGGAGACTCACTATGAGTGAAATAGTAACCGAAAGTTACATCGGCTCAGCGATCGTCTATATCGATGGCCGTGACTGTGGCAACGTGAGCGGCGTAAAGCTCGCTATCGAACAAGAAACCAAATCCTTGCCCAACTACCGTGGTGGCGGAGGTTATGCCGATGAAGTCACGTTGATTAAATCCGTAAAATTAAGTGCGACCTTTTACGATTTTAACAACGAGAACTTAGCGCTAGCTAGACGCGGTAAGATTGATGTATTAACTGCAACACCCGTTGCAGATGAAGAAATTATCGCTGTGCTCGATGGCTTAGCGCAAACCGCAAAAATGATTGATACCAGTATAGCCCCTGTTGTTAAAAATGAAGCGGGTGATGTGACTTATGTACTTGATGAAGATTATGTTGTCAGTGCCGCAGGTATCCGCGCGTTATCGACTGGCGCCATTACAGCAGGCCAAACATTAACCATTGGTTACACCAGCCAAGTGGGTAATGCGTTGCAGGCATTAACGGAATCAGGCAAAACGGTCAGTGTGGTTGTTGACGGTATTAACGACTCAACCGGTAAACCGTGGATGCTGAAGTTTTATAAGTGGAAGCCCACACCCACATCAGGCTTAGACTTGATCGGTACCGATTACGGTAGCTTCGATATTGAAGGTGCTGTACTCGCTGACAGCTCAATCGTTGCCACGGGTAAGTCTAAGTTCTTCGTCCGTAGCGCAGCATAAGTAATGTAACAGCAAGCTCATGCAATTGAGCTTGCTTACCCTACTTGCACTGTTGCTTGCACAGAAAATAGCCCAGTGTTACCATTGGAAACATAGGACACAGTACTACACTTAGGAACAAGAGTGGGGCGAATATTCAAAACACCTGACTTTGTAACTTGGGCAAAAGACGAAGGTGTGAATGATAAAGCCTTGTTAGATGCTGTAAAGGAAATTGAAGCCGGATTAATAGATGCAAATCTTGGTGGCAATGTTATTAAAAAACGTGTCGCGCGAGAAGGCCAAGGTAAAAGTGGTGGATTTAGAACCCTTTTAGCCTTTAAATCGCAAGATAAGTCTTTCTTTATGTTTGGTTTTGCTAAAAATGAAAGAGAGAATATTTCAGTTAAAGAAAAGGCAGCCTTGAAAGCTATGGCTAAAGAGTTTTTTGCTTACGATGATAAAGCATTGATTAAAGCTATAAAAGCCAAAGCACTGTATGAGATTAAACAAGATGTATGAGGTCAACTAAAATGAGTCGTTTACTTAAGTCACTGCATAATACCGCCAAAGGCTTGCATGATGCGGGTGTCATGAAAACATCGACCATGCGTGAATTTGACGAACTTTGCTTACCTGAAATCAAAGTACTAACAGCTGCGGAAATTAAGCGCATTAGAGTCGCGAATAATGTCAGCCAGCCTGTATTTGCCCATTGCTTAAATGTTTCAGTATCCAGTGTGCAAAAGTGGGAACAAGGCACAAGGCATCCTGACGGTCCTGCCTTGACGCTGCTAAATCTCGTTAAAAAACAAGGTATGTCTTTGCTGATGGCTTGATGTATCGCATAAATTAAGTGCAAACAAAAAATGGCTACTCAATGTAGCCATTTTTTATGGGCGTTTAACTGTCACTTTACCCTAGTCGTGCTTGTTCGCGGCCAATACGCGCGATACAGGCGATTTGTTGGTTAGCGGCTTCGCTAATTTCGATTAACTGCTCAAGGGATAAAAAGCGTGGTTCGCGGATATAGTTGACCAGCTTATCGCGCCGAGTGACAAACTGATCATCATCGATGGGCTGCGAGCTGACAATTTTACCGCCTTCCCATGTAAATAACATGCGTTGACGTTCAAACGGGCTTTGGGTGCGGGAGAGGCGGGCTTGGGCTTCGTTAAAGGCATTAATGAAGTTGATCTTCAGTTCGGCGGCTTTGGCACCCGTAAATCCCATGACTAAAAACATAAAACCATCTTTGGTCATTTGGTAATTACGTAAATCGCGCTGATTATTTCCAACCTGTTGATTTTGCAGGTTTACGCAAAAATGCGTAGACGTAAATTCGCTGGGTGCTTCAATAAGTATTTGGTCTAGTTTACGTAAAACATCACAGTGACGTTTAGCAAAATAATCGGCAACGATCAGCGAGCTAGTAATGGTTTGCAGGCCGTTAATAAATACCAGTTGCGCGGCGGTGTTTTTAGGCTGTTGTAGGTTCATGGGTGACACTCCTGTGATCGAGAGTAATCATCACCAACTAGTGCGAATCAATTGGTGATGAGCTGAGCAGGGTTCGCACTACCGTCACAGGAACGGCCAACCCGAAGGTTGCCCCACCCAGCTCACCATAGTAGAGGTGCGCCGAGTCACGCAATAAAAAACCAGCACTAGGCTGGCGACATGATTGCGCCTGTGATACTGCGGGGTGCGAAACCCGGCATTGGATTTTGCCAATGCCGAAATAGTATCGCCCCGCCAAGGCGCGTTTGTCAATTTTACTTATCAGTTAACTGATAAGTAAAATTGAATTATGGGTTATCCACGGCTCACAATGGCATCATTCAAAGCTCTAATGATGGATTCTACATATCCCTTATCTTGACTTGATAACGCTTTGTTTTCGCCAGCAGAAGTATTAAGGATTACCGTATAGGTGTTTTTAACCTTTGTTGCTAGGTAAAGTGCAAATATGAAAAGAGCACATCCTAAAAACTTCATAAATGCTCCGCCAGCGAAAAAGGCAAGCGCGATAACTATTAATACTATTGTTCCAGTTTGTGAACCTGGAGTTTCACCTGACTTGACCGAGGTAACGTTACTCATTGCATAAGTTTGGCCACTGACAATAAAACGGCTATTACTTACGCTGATATTGTCCTTATTAAAAAATATTTTTTCTTCCATATAGCATCCTTACTTGTGTTGGTTTTGTAAGGATTCTGTGTCATTAAACGGCTAAATACAATAACAAAATTAACAACTGTGATCGCGAAATCATAATCACAGGCGTTTTCGTGCGCGTGTGTTTTATTTTTACGATATGAGGATGATAAATGAGCTTTAAAGACCAAGAAGTGAATTTAATTATTCAAGGCAAAGATCTGTTTTCCGCTGAGGCCAAAAAGTCTGAGCAAGCGTTGCAGGAGTTGGGGCGCGAAAGCGAAAAGCTCAATGAGCAACTTGATGATTTAAAGCGCCAGCAAGAGGCGATTAAGGCGATCGATTCGCTTACTGAGTCTATCAATAAGGGTGAACGTGCCTATGTTGATAACGCCCAAGCGCTCGATAAGTTAAAGCAAGAGCAGAAGCAGGCTAATACTGAGGCAAAAAACCTTGAGAAATCGCAGCAAGATGCGGCTGCCTCAACGGCTAAGCTTGAAACTGAATACAGCCAAACTGCGGCGCAGTTGGCTAGCTATGATAGCCAACTTGCCTCCGCTCGCGCCGAAGTTGAGCGTTTAACTACGACTCAAAATAAAGGTGCACAGGCCAGCCAAGCACAAGCAAAGGCATTATCCGCGGCTAAAACCGATTTGCAGCAGCTTGAATCGGCGCAAAAAAATACCGCCACCAGTGCGACCAAGTTGGCAAACGAGCTTGAGCAAGAACGTAGCGAATTCACGCGCTTAGGTAGCGAAGTTGAAAAGGCTGGCCGTAATAAAGCCGAATATGCGCTCAAGGTTAAAAGCGCGCGTACTGAGTTAAATCAACTCGGCTCTAGTCTTGGTCGTAATAAAGCGGAGTTAGACAAACAACAAACCGTGCTGAATAAAGCCGGCATTGATATGGGTAAGCTGGCCGATGCCAGCCAAGAATTAAAAACCAAACAAGCTGGCGCAGAAGCCGCGCTTAAAGGGGTTAACGATAAATTAGCGCAGCACGATAGGTTATTGGTTGATTCTAAAAACTCGGCCAAGGTCGCCAACGCGCAAACTGACCTCACCACCAAAGCAGTAAGCACGCTGGCTAAGGCTTATGCGGTATTGCTGTCGGCACAGCAGGCGGTGCAAACGGTAAAAAGTGGTGTTGAAAACTACGGTGAGTTAGAAGCCGCTATTACTAAGGTTGAAAAAACCACCAACCTTGCCCGTGATACTGTGGTGAAAATGGCCGATGAGCTTAAAAACCTCAGCGAAAACGTCACCCCTACCAGCACGAATGAGCTGCTGCGCATGGCGGAAGTGGCGGGCCAGTTAGGCACTAAATCGACTGAAGATATTCTCAGCTTGGTGGCTGCGGCTGATGCGTTGGGGTTATCAACCAACTTAGCCGGCGATGAAGCGGCAACCATGCTGGCCAGAATTTTAGGGATGACTCAAGAAGGTATCCCTGAGATCCATAATTTATCCTCGGCTGTGGTAGCACTTGGTAACGACTTTGCGATTACCGAAGCTGATATTGTGCAGATGACTAAGGAGATTGTTTCTGGTACCCGTGAAATTAACTTGGGCAGCGCTGCGGCTGCGGCGTTTGGTACTACGCTGGCAGAGTTAGGCCAACCAGCTGAACGTTCGCGAACGGCTATGCAACGCCTTGGCGCTGAGATTAACGAAGCGAGCAAAAAAGGCGGTGATTCACTCGAGCGATTAACTAAGATTACCGGACTAACCGCTAAGCAGATTGAGCAAGATCTCGGTGACGCGCCTGAAAAGGTATTGGTTAAATTCCTTGAGGGCTTACAAAAGGTTAAGGCCGAAGGCGGATTAGTCTCTGATGCCCTTAAATCGATGGGCATTGATGGCACTGAGGCGACAGGCGTTCTCAGTGTATTAGCGGATGGTACAGATCGTCTAAAAGTTGCATTAGAGCTTAGCAATAAAGCCTATGCCGCTGGCGATTACCACATGAAGGAAGCGATTAAAGCTTATGCTGATCAAGAGTCGGCAATCGGTCGCTTACAAAACAAATTCCACGGTTTAACGAGTGAAATCGGCCAAGCGTTCTCAGGTGAAACTGATGCTGCTATTCGTGCCGCTGGCGCTGCTTTGGATGCAGTTGATCAGGAAGTGATAAAGCTTTTAGAACACTTACCAGAAATTGGGAAAGGCTTTGTTGAATTATTGGGTGACGTCGATAACTTTATTGCAGGCACCAGTAATAGCTTTGAAACGCTAGACTTAACAATGGGAATCTTTGCAAATGGTTTAAATGCTATTGGCGTAAGCGTTAATAGTATGACCCTAGAGTTAAGCAAACTAGATACTACCCAGAAAACTATCTTGGCTATTGCCAGTAAAATAATGGGTATTGAATATGTCACTGCAAAACAGGTTGAAGATAGCAAGCTACGTAGCAAAGAGATTCAAGAATCAATTACCCGTGATTTAGATGATATTACTAATCAAACTAAGCGGATGAAAGGGGAGTCATCTATTGCTTACGAGGGGTTAATTAAAACAGCTGTTAAATATAGTGGCTCAATTGACCAGCTGTCAATCGCCCAGCGCAATCAGTTAAACGATATCTTATTGTCGGGGAAATATAATGGTGACCTTGAAAAAACCTATCGTGAATTAACGGCTACATTAGTTCGTGCGAACCGCGAAACTGAAATCGAGGCTGAATTTAAAAATAAAGCTGCAGATGCAAGTAAGAAAAAAGCAGAAGAAGATAAGAAGGCTGCCGAAGCCGCCGATGCGCTTGCTGCTAGTCAGGGGGCGATAAATGATTCAACTAAGGCTTATGCACAAGCACTTAAAGATATTGAAGCTAAGCAAGCTACCCTAAACAGTTTATATGAACAGGGTAAATTGAGTGCTGATGATTTAGTTACAGCTTCAGCTAATCTGCATCAAACTATCAAAGCTTACAACGTCGAGGTGGATAACAGTAATGTTAAAGCCGTCACTCAAACGGAATTAACATCTGCATTTATCAGTAAGCGTAAAGAGTTACAAACTCAGTACGAAAAGGGTTTGCTGACCGAAAAAGAACTGAATATTTCACTGCAAGAGTTAGCGGCATCACATACTAAATCCGTTGAGCAGTCGAACAAATCTATTGCTGCGACAGGGTTGTTGTCTGATGCCCAGCTAGACTTGCAAGAAAAAATATTAAGGACCGAGAAAGAGGTTCGTGATCTTGAAGCGGCTTTAAAAGATGACAGTAAGGCCTCGGCTGAACTGACTATCATCAAGGCTAAGTTGGCAAAGGAAGAAGCCAACCTTGCTGATCTGAAGCGCGAGTCTGTTGAGCTATCCAAGATAGAGAACGCGACCTATGTTGAACTGTTGATATTGCAGCGTGACTATGAAGCGCAGCTTGAAGCATTGGATCGAAATTTCAGGGCGGGTTTATTAACTAAGCAAGAGTACGATGCTCAATCACAAATACTCAAAGGGACGTTGAGTGAAGTCAATAAAGTGGTGGGTGAAAGCAGTAAAAAGACAGATGAAAATACCGAGGCAACGAAGGAAAACACTAAGGCCACTAAGGATAATACTGCCGCTGGTATTGAAAATGCTAAAGTTATCGCGGAGCAATTAAGTACAATTGATGACTTTAGGGGAAGTGCTGCTGCCACGCGTGATGTGATTGTTTCGCTTAATACCGAATACGATTACTCAAATGCCACTATCCAAGCAATGACCGAAAGGTTAGCGCAATTGGATAATCAAATTGCGGGTGCTGATCAAAAACGCGAACGACGTGAAATCAATAATGCCATTCGGATGCGTGATTGGGTCACTCAAATCGAGAGCGGCTCACTCAGCTTGCAAGAGCTAGGTGAACTTGCTGATCTCGCTAATAACTCTGTTGTAAGGCTTTCTGACAATCAGCTTGTTCCGCTCAACAAAGCGATCGATGAAGCCCGTTCACGCTTTAGAGAATTGGCTGATGAAATTAATAAAACCACAATGGATATTCAAGACCGGCTCGATACCGCTTTGGGCAACCAGAAGGATATTGCTGAGCGTAAGTTTGCTAGTGAGCTAAAGGAAGTGAACGATTTAATCACCACAGCTCAAGCATACGGTGATAGTCAGCTCATCAATAAACTGCAAAAAAGTCTTAGTGATCTTAAGCAGGCACAAGACTTAGAACGTAAGGCCCTGCAGGCCCAGCAAGCAACCGATAAGCAAAGCGCTGCCGAGGCGAAGAAGCAAGCCGAAGCCAGTGCCGCGGCTGCTAAAACTACCGCTCAAAATCAAGCAACCGCTACCGTTAACACGCAAGCCAATACCCAAACCAGCACGCAATCTGTGGCTAACACTTCAGATATGCAAGTGCTGCAACTGCAGGTTGGCAATAGCACCTTTAACGCTCAAATGAAGCGCAGCCTCGTCACTGAATTGATAAACGAGATCAAACGTCTGCAATCTGTTGGCGGTTAGCCAATCCTGTTATTGCCACAATTAATCAAAGGTCCTTATGACAACTATCGATGAGAACGATATCGCGGTGGATTTGCTGTGGCTAAACCGCGACAACACGCCCCGCGTTGCGGCCAACATGAAGCGTGCCTTAAACGGTGCGCCATTAGTGCAGCAAACCATTATCCCAGCCGGTATTGCCATGGAGTTAGGCACCAAATCGGGATGGATGCTGCGCACTGAGTTTGAACAACTAAAAGCCCATGCCGCCATCACGTTAACCGCCTTCACGTTGGCCTATGAAGGCACCAGTTACAACGTGGTTTGGGATAACACTGCAGGCTCGCCCATAACGGGTGAGGATTTATTCGACGAAGTTGGCGGGTTTGAAAAGCTCACTAACGTGGTTCTTAAGTTTCTGACCTTATAGGCCATTTATGACTATTTCCCGTTTAGATTTAAAAGTATTTAAACCCGAGTTACTGGGTTCAAGCGATGATGCGGGTGGACAACGTACCAAGCTGGCGGTGGAGTCTGGCAAGCTAAACGAACTGTTTCGTGCCATTTCAGACATAGATCACGCGCAATCAGCGGTTGATATTGTGAAGTGTTATCCTGCACTCGATACCCCTGACACATCAATTTTGCTCGATGGTCATGTGTTCATGAGCCAAAAGCCAACCGATAATCTAGTCAGTTTATTGATCGCAGAGGCCGCCACATTAGACGATGCTGACCGCATGACCGATATGGTGGAGATTCTGGAATCGTCTGTTCGTGCTGGCCAGTTGATCCGCAATCGCTTAATTGGCTTTCTGGAAGGGCAAGACTCATTTCCTAAGTCGTATCTGCAATCTAGTTATCTATTTAATGGCACTGAGTATTGGTCGAACGTCACATTACTGCAGGGACAAACCGTTGTTATTTCTGTTGAGTATCCTGGCGCCGAAAGTGCACTTTACCCACGGTTTGAGCATTTCTGCCAAATTCAAGAAACGGTCACTGGCGGCCCTACAGGCATAGTGAAGTTTAAGCCTGCCATTCCGTTTATCACACCTAATTACGATATAACAATCAACGGTGAGTCAGGCTGTACCAAGTTGCGTTACACCAGTGATAACGATGGAATTAAATATCATGGTGTAACCAAACTCACTGCCGCCTCAACAACCAACACTTTGGCTGTTGAATCAACGCAAACTGAATTGCTGCCAAAAGTAAAAACGGTTAATCCACTCACAGGTAAAAGTATTGTTGAGGGTGGCAGTGGTGACGTGCCCAGTACCGTTATCAAAAACAATGTTTCTCAACCTTATATTTATGGTCAGTACACTTACATTTTTGATGTGCCAGATATTTTAGATAATGACTTTGTTAATGAGGTACTGGGTTTTAAGCCGCGCCTGACGGCCTCAAATTTTTCCTATTGGAATATCAGCGTCACAGGGACAACAGTCACAGCCAATACCACCTCTAACTTACCAGGTGTCGATACGCTGACAATTGAATACGTCTCCGCTGCAAAATATGGAGTGTATAGCAGCGAAACCGCATTTCCTGATTTTAAAAAGATATCACTCGGTACCACTAAAATGGTGCTGACATTCTTAAACACTGCCCATGGCAGCGTGAGCATGATAGAAACGTCTAGCGGTAACTTCGTCAGCGGTGGTGTGCGTTTGGCACAGCTTGACTACCATACTGGCGCAGTCACTAAGTTCCTTGATGCCCGTGGTGACTTCACTTTGCATTATGACTGTCTGATTGAGGAATCGACTTCCTCAGCCAATACCGTCAGCTTTGCGTTAGCCACCGACAGCCCAATTTATGACACCTTTTATGTCACCATTAGCAACGCTGCAGGTGACACCCTGTTATCGGGCTCAAGTGACAGCGCAGGTGTGATCACCGGCTTAGGTATTAGTGGCAATATCACGGATTCAAATGTGCAGTTAACCTTTGCACAAGCCGTGGACTTAACCACGCTGCGCTATGACATTAGTGAGACTGTCACACTATCACCGCCACCCGAACTATACGGGCTTAATCCATTACGGATTAAGAACGGCGGGGTGGTGAATGCATTCACAGCATGGAACACGATTTCTGTGCAACAGACTGAAATACAGGTATTGAGCAACCCAGCGCCAGCCCAAACCTACAACGCTCGCGCTAATGCGCGCTTTGTCGATATTACCGATGCTGAGGGTAAATCACTTTGGACGCTGGCTAATGCCCATTACACATGGGTTAAAGCGACAGGTGTTGTCACTCTCAATAGCGATTTTACGGGCTTTACCGCGCCATTCATTCTGACCGATACAATTGGCGAAATTGCGCTAGTAACAGACGTACAAGAGCAAGCCTTAATCCTTGCGTCCCCTCTGAGTCAAAGCTATCCCATTGGTGCCAATGTATCGAGTGTGCAAAATTTGGGAGACTTACAGGCCCGTATCGGCACTGTGCGGGATATGACGGCATGGGCTAACAATTGGGACCTAGATGGTTCACCCGCCACAGGCAACATGAATACCGTTGATTTCCCCATCGAGGTCCGTAACGACACTGCAGTAAACGAGGACTGGGTATTGATCTTCACCAGTGCAACCGCATTCCGCTGTGTTGGTCGCCGCCTCGGTCAAATTGCGACTGGCGATACGCTTAATGACTTTGCACCTGTAAACCCGCTAACCCTGCAGCCGTACTTCATTATTCGTACTGGCGCATTTGGTGGCGGCTGGCAAGCAGGCGAGGCCATTCGTTTTATGAGTTACGCCGCGAGTAAACCCGTCATGTTATTGCGCACAGTGCAAAGCGGTCACAGTCAAATCACCACCGACCGCGCCGTGCTCGCGTTCCGTGGCAACGAATCTTAATAGGGGTATGCAATGGGATTACCAGTAACTGTTTATCGTTATACCGATGCGGGTGCACCGCAATTAACTAATGGCACACCATCGGAATGGATTAATATTTTAAAAAAAGTGTTGGTTGAGGGTTATGGTTCTAAATCACCACTCGGTTGGACATTAGAATTCGAAAATGCAGGTGTGTACAGTGCTGTATTTCGTAATTCAATCACTGATGGTGGTAGTGGTGGCTATGTAAAATTCTATTCACTAGACGGTAGCAATGTTGCATATAAAACAATAATGATGAAGTGTGCCCTGTCGATGACATCCATTGACACTTTTGTAAAACCATTGTGGACTAGGGGGTTACTATCTGCATCAAGCACAAAGGGTTGGGAAGTCATAGGGACCAGCCGGGGATTTTATCTAATACAGCATTATACAGCTAATCTTTTAAACGGTTTACAAGGGTATGGTTATGACACTCAAGCTTATTTTATAGGTGATATCGAATCATCGGTTGCAAATGATGCTGGTGTTTTTACGATTGTATCGGGTGAATCTGTAAGTGCCGATGCTACTAATAGTAACGGGGTAACTACTAATAGTGGTGCATTGGGTGCACAGTTATATAACACCGACGGTAGCAATTCTAATATCATGTATAGTTTTACAAAATCAACTTTTTATAAAAACTCACCTGCGCCAAATGGTGATGCAGAACTTTTGGGTATCAATCATGTAATGTCACCGATACCTATCATTGGTGCACTTGCACAAAATGTAAGTGTTGAATCACCGGTTGGCCGAGGGCATGTTCCCGGTTTATACACATCATCATTTGCAGGTTATAGGACTGTGAACTGGCCTAAAGAGATTACACAATCTGGTGTGGTATGGGTTCTATTGAGATCGTATAACTCACCCCAACAGTGGGTTAAAACAGGTACATGGTATGATTAAACAACTTGTAAATATTGTTGTTAAAGCACCTGTTGCTATGCAAGCAAGGGTTACTATAGACACTGACATAGATGCTGAAAGGGTGGTATTGATGCATCGAAATACAGGTGATTTATACTACATGTTTAAAGTGGTCAGCCCTGTTACATCATTTACTGTACCGTATAGCCATGCGGTGAACGATACATTGCTAGTTGGTATTTTGGACGACAACCATGTGTACAATTGCAAATTTGTCGATGGTGTACGTGCTGAAAATATTAATGCGAACGCGATATGACAGCAATAACGCTTCGGTTTGACACACCTTGGTTAAATGCGGTCAGCCCAATAACAATCAGGTTTATTGACACACCAGTTGTTGTTGATAATTCATTTGGTATCGAGTGTGGATTCAGTTGGTTTACGCTCGATGCTGTTGAACAATCATTATTGTTGGCTGAGTTTTCAAGTGATATTGAATCTAAAATTGAATCACCGTGGGATAATTACAACGCCGATGAGATTAAATTTGATGCAGTATGGTTATCCAATATTGCAAACGATTCAGTATTATCAATCAATTGGTTATTCAATCTAGATACCCAAACAAACACTAGCATTAATTGGTCGCTGCCAATTGATCACCAAATTACATTAAGCGTTAACTGGGTTGTGCCAGATGAGTATCAAATACAATCCTCAATCAACTGGCTGGATATTGCCGCGCACCAGTTACACACGGCAGTCGCATGGATAGATGGTCAAGAACAAGAAAGCGCGTTGGTTATTCAGTACCGTGGCACTGTGGTCGATGATGAAAAGTCGATTAAATGGGGCTTCCACGAACCGCGCTGGGTTTGCTCTACCAAGTACCGCCCTCCCGTTGGTAAGGTCACGCTTCGATTTAATGAGCCATTATCTACACAACCAAACCCTATTGTTTTACGGTTCACGGCCTCACCGAACGTTTGCTACTGGGACGATGGCGGCGGCCTCATTGATGCTAACCCACCATTACCCAATATCGATTTTAAAATCCCGATTGAACCACAAATCCGCAGGTACTACTTAATGCAGCCAACGATCACATGCGTGCGAGTATCAGACAGTTTACCGATTGTGATCACCAGTGTGAGCATTAGCCAAAGCCGTGGACAGTGGGCGAGGTCGATTAGCCTTGAGTTCTCAAGCCGTATCGATGCGCAGCGTGCTCACAATGAGCTGCTGCTGATCACCATTAACGGTTATGAGTTTTATGCCATTGCCGAGCAGCCAAGCGCCAGCAAAGCCTTTGGTGTTGAAACCCACAGCAGCACAGGCCGATCACGCGCCGCTGAACTGTCATCGCCTTACCTTTTGCCAATCAGCTACACCAACACTGTCTTGCGCAGCCTTGGCGGTATTATCGGTGATCTGTTGCAAAACACAGGCTGGACTGCAGAGCTAAGCGGGATATCAGATTTTAGCGTCCCTGTAGGCGCGTTCAGTGTGGGTAACAAGTCACCGATTGACGCGATTAACGAAGCAGCAAGCCAATTGGGCTGCATGATCTTAGCGGATGATGCCACCCGTAAATTGACTATCATTCCCCGCTGGCCAACCGTGCCGTGGGAAATGGCAACAGCGGTACCAGACCTAACAGTGCACGATGCCGTGATCACCAACTACAGCGAATCAGTCTCCCGCAATCCATTGTGTGATGTGGTGTGGTTGCGGGGTGAACAACAGGGGATTAGCGCTAAGGTGAAACGCACCGGCAGCGCGGGCAATATTCCTGCTGCTGACATTAGCGCTCAGTTGATCGTCGATAACCAAGCGGCGCGCATCGCTGGCACTAATGCGCTGGCAGATACAGGCGACAAGCTTAACGTCACGCTATCCTTGCCCGTTATGGTTGATTTGCCACCTGCAACGCCTGGCATGCTGATTGGTATTCGTGAAGGTACCGAAGTCTTTAAAGGAACGTGTGATAGTTGGAGTATCCGCGCCAGCGTCAGTGATCGCGGAGATATCGATATCGAACAATCCATTACAGTGATCCGCTCAATCGCGTAACCCTGCTAACAGCCAGCGAGGCACCATGCTTAAACAACTTCAAACAGCGTTAGTATTGCCACGGATGATCATGACTGTAGCTGCAGTAAATGCCGATGGCACTGTCACCGCCAGCAGTGCCAGCGGCCACACTATCCGCGCCATCGGATCAGGAACGGTTGGGGATCACATCTACGTACAAGACGGCAGGGTGCTAGGGACAGCACCCGACTTGCCATTTGTTGAGATAGAGGTTTAGCTAACGTCTTCGTCTTAGACTTAAAAAATCTTCAAAGCTATTTTCTTCGTAAGAATCGGAAAAAGCTTTTTTTAGTTTTTTTATATTTTCAATATCATGTTGATCTGTACTAAGCTGAACAATTGCTCTGTCCCACTGTTCTAATGTAGATTTCATATCTGATTTATTATGAAGAATATCCAAATCAAAAAACAATCCTTTATTAATATGCTTTTTAAATTCAACTTGTAAATCTGCTAATTCCTTTAAACCGTTAAATGTTGGTGTTGTGTGTATTGTGTCACAGTTTCCTAGATAATATTTCTCTAGTTTGTATGAGATGATATTTTCATCAAAATCAGGTTTAATGAATATTCCAAGCCCACTAAATGAACTTAGCGAATTTATTAGTAGTTCAATATTATCTATAGTGCCATACAGATTAAAAATATTTATCCCAGTATTTCCATTGCATTTATTAATGTCTTTTAAATCACCAATAACAGCGCTTTCAATACAGAATAAACTTAGTTTTTTCACTATTGAATTTAGTTTAAGAACAAGGTTTTCAGGTGTGTAAGTTTCCATGTCATGATGAAATGCTGCTTGGTAGAGCGTGTTAAACTTATTGTGTAATTCAAATATGAAAGAATAACCATCTTCACCAGCTTCACTTTCAAATGAAACATAGTTACTATTATTTTTTGGAAAGATTTTCTTATATAGAATACGTTTGTTTACTCTAAATCTAGAACTTGCTTCAAATTCCAAAAGCATATCTTCGAACTGTTTTTGATGTGATAAATATAATTGAAACTTGAGGATTCTTGCTTCTTCCGCCCATTTTTCCAATTGTTTACTTTCAAATTCAGCCTGCTTTTTCGATTGCTCTAGTATCTGTTTTTGTTGAATTTTGAATTGATTAATCGCTAGTAACATAACTCCAACTGTACCTACCGCCCCCAGAAGCGAAGATGCTCCTGATAACAGTGAGCCAAATGCAGACCAATCATTAGGGATATTTGAAATGGCTTTAAACCCATCATAGAAGGCCCTAAATTTAATAGCATAGGTAATTAAAATGACTGCAAAGATGCCAATACCTACATAAGCCGCCATTTTTAGCCATTTTAACCAACGGTCAATTTCCAATATTGAATTGTCTTCGTTTTTCATCAAACATCCTTATCATGCAATCGTTTAGGGAATAGCTCGGTATACACTTGCCACAGAGTATTTATATTCCTATGGCCTGTGACCTGCGCCACTTCATCAATGCTATATCCCTTCTCAAATAGCCGGCTGGCACCTTCACGCCTTAGGTCGTGATAGCGTAAATCTTCAATTCCCAAATCGTTGCGCACCCGCTGAAACCCTGCAGTAACGCTGCGCTCGTTGTAGGGGAAAACCCGCGCATCATTCCTCGGCTGCTTTTGCAGTATCTCCCATGCCCCACCCAACATAGGCACCAACATGTGGTTACCCGCTTTTTTACGTGGGTCTTTGCGGTCCCGAACGATCACGGCCTTTTGTGCCTCATCTACATCGTCCCATGTTATCCGGCATACTTCACCAATACGCATGCAACTCAGTATCGAGAAATCGAGCAAATCAATATAAGGAATATGCGCAGCTCGTTGATCTGCTCTTGCAGCTAATCCAACTTTTAACCTCTCAATCTCATCCGTAGTCGGTCTGCGCGAACGCTTCCCCGATTTAGCGATCAAGTCTTGGCTATACAGTGCATCGTAAGCCTCAATAACCGAAATTTGTGAAATCTCATGCCCAAAATTTGATTTAGCGATTCGTAGCAGCCATCGGATCACGCTTACATCAACTGCAATAGTAGATGGCCCTGTGCCTGCGCTGCGTCGCAATTTACAGTGATCGATGATGTGGTGCGGCTTAATATCAGTCAGATTCAATTTAGCAATATCGCAATCCGATAACAGCCGTAAACAAAAGCGCTTCGAACGACCAATGCTGCTGTCGATGTTTTCATCTGTCAGGGCTTTGCTGATGATGCTGCCCAATGTAATAGGAGCCGTATCCTCAGTAGCAAACCCGTTCGACTCAATATCAATCACCCGCTCTTTACCCCATGCCTCGGCAGCGGCATATTTGGTAAAGGTACGTTGCTCCGTGTATAATATTTTGCCGTTTTTCTTTACACGAACTAGGCAGCGATGCCGCACAGTACCGTCGGCTTTTTCACGTTTTTGAATGCTATAAGATGCCAT